TAACTTCAACTTCATACGCTGTGTTTGATAGCGGTTACAAATATTTCTATGATCGCTTTAATGACAAGTATCGTTACTTACCATGTAACGGTGATATCGCTGGTCTATGTGTATCTACTTCTGCTGCTTTAGATGACTGGTATTCTCCTGCTGGTTTAAACAGAGGTTCTTTAAGAAACGCTGTTAAACTTGCTTATAATCCATCTAAGGCAGATAGAGACGAACTTTATCAGGCAAGAATTAATCCTATTGTTTCTTTCCCTGGTTCTGGAGTTACTCTGTTTGGAGACAAGACAGCCCTTGCTTCACCATCTGCATTTGATAGAATCAATGTTCGTCGTCTATTCTTAAATCTTGAAAACAGAATTGAATCTTTAGCAAAACAAGTTCTGTTTGAACAAAACGACGAAATTACTAGAGGTTCATTCACAGGTGCTGTTAATTCATATCTAAATGAAGTATCCGCAAGAAGAGGAATCACCGATTTTCTAGTGGTTTGTGACGAAACCAATAACACACCAGACGTTATTGACCGTAACGAGTTTGTTGCTGAAATCTTTGTCAAACCAACTCGCTCAATTAATTACATCACTCTTACATTTACGGCAACCAAATCTGGGGTGTCGTTTAATGAAGTTGTTGGTAGATAATTTCTTTATCACAAACTCAAGAGGTAAAAAACAATGGCAGTTTACACAAGCAAATTAAGTAGTTTTATCACTAAGGTTGGGCAAGGTGTTAAACCTAATATGTTCACCGTTGATATCGGATTCCCAGATGCAATAGGTGCTGCTTCGGGGTCTGCAGTTAGCACTGGTGCTGGTTCCGAAAAAGAATTAACAGATCTACTATGCAAATCAGCAGCTCTTCCAGCATCTCAGTTGGGAGTTATTGAAGTTCCTTTCCGTGGAAGAACAGTAAAGATTGCAGGAGATCGCACATTTGATACTTGGACCCCAACATTTATCAATGACAAGGACTTTAAAGTTCGTGCAATTTTTGAGCAGTGGATGGAATCAATTAATGGTCATGCAGGAAATACTGCAGATCTGATTTCTCCAGAAGCATCTGGAGCCAACACCTATACAAGACATCTTTTTGTCCATCAACTTGAAAAGGGATCCACTCCAGACAACTCAAATATTTTGAGAACTTATAAACTTTGGTACGCATTCCCTACCAATGTTTCCCAAATTGATCTTGCCTATGACAGTAATGATCAAATTGAAGAGTTTAGCGTAGAGTTCCAATATTCATATTGGACTACTGAAAATATAAGTTCTCCAAGATCTGGATTAACGACTCGTCAGGTTAATGCTGATATTACTTGATGAAATAAATAGTACATTATAACACCCACTGTCATGAGTCAATTATTTGGATTTCTTATTAATAAGAAGGGGGGACTGAAGGGTCAATCTCCAGTTCCCCCTAACACAGAAGACAGCGTAACCACTGTAGCAGGTGGTTATTTTGGTACATATGTAGATACGGAGGGCGTATCAAAAAATGAATATGAATTAATTAAACGCTATAGAGACATGGCGTTACATCCAGAATGTGATTCTGCTGTCGATGAGATTGTTAATGAATTTGTAGTTAGTGATGCTGACGATTCTCCTGTAGAAATAGATTTAAACAATTTAGAAATTAGTGATACTTTAAAGAAAAAAATTAGATTAGAATTTAATACAATAAAAAAATTATTAAACTTTGATAAAAATTGTCATCAAATAATTAGAGGTTGGTATGTTGATGGCAGAACTTATTATCATAAGGTTATAGATTTAGATAATCCTAAGAAGGGTATTCTAGAATTACGATATATGGATCCTTTGAAGGTTAGGAAGATACGGCAGCAAATTAATAAAGATACTAAAGCAGATCCAAAAGTTAAAGGTAGTGCTTTAGAATATGATTGGGGAGAGTATATAGAATATTACATGTATAATCCCAAGGGATTTGCGGCAAACTTAGCTATAAACTCTTCGTCAGATTTTGCAATGTCTCAGGGCATCAAAATTGCTTCGGATTCTGTTGCTTCTGCAACTTCTGGGGTTACAGATCTTAACAAAAAAATGGTGTTGAGTTTTTTACATAAAGCAATCAAGTCCCTCAATCAATTGAGAATGATTGAAGATTCACTAGTTATCTACAGATTATCTAGAGCGCCAGAAAGAAGAATTTTTTATATCGATGTGGGTAATCTTCCTAAAGTAAAAGCAGAGCAATACCTTCGTGAGGTTATGGCTCGCTACAGAAATAAACTTGTCTATGATGCTAGCACTGGAGAGATTCGTGATGATAAAAAGCATATGTCAATGCTTGAAGATTTCTGGTTACCTCGCCGTGAAGGTGGTAGGGGAACTGAAATCACTACACTCCCAGGCGGTCAAAACCTTGGTGAACTCAAGGACGTTGAGTATTTCAGAAAGAAACTTTACAACTCACTCAACCTACCACCTTCCCGCCTTACGGATGACAACAAAGGGTTTAATCTTGGTAAGACCACAGAGGTTCTCAGGGATGAACTCAAGTTTGCTAAGTTCATCGGTCGTCTTCGCAAACGCTTTAGCGAACTATTCCATGACATTCTTAAAACGCAATTAATTCTAAAGGGTATTATTACTCCTGAAGATTGGGATGAAATGGAGGAGCATATTCAATATGACTTCTTATTCGACAACCATTTTAACGAATTAAAAACCGTTGAACTTATGAAGGAGAGGATTAATTTGGTTGCTCAAATGGATCCTTTTGTTGGAAAATATTTTTCAACAGAGTATTTGCGTAAGCAAATTCTAATGCAAACAGAATCTGAGTACAGCGATATCAATAAACAAATGAAAAAAGATATCAAGAGTGGAGTTGCAATTAGTCCCGCAGAATCTATGTCTCTTGATACTATGTCGAGACAAAATGATGCTCTTGCTCCAGAAATTGCAGATGCAAAAGCAAACGATGATTTTGAAAGAAGTCAAAAATCTGCAGACGCTCAAGCAGAAAGAGATAAAAAATCAGCAAAATCAGAATTAAAAACTTCTAAATAATATATAACATAAAAATTAATCATGGAAACCTCAGATTATCTTGATGTTGTTAATTTAATTAGCAACAATAAAAAATCGGATGCTTTAGATAAAATTAATACTTTGCTTTTTTCAAAAGCAAGCGAAGTTTTTGATACTTACAAAAAAGTAGTTGCTGCTACTTACTTTGATGAACCAGTAGATACGCCAGACGAGCAATGAAACTTATCACAGAAAATATCGAAGACGTTCAAATTCTTGTAGAAGAAAAGAACGGCAAAAAGAATCTTTACATTGAAGGAGTATTTCTTCAAGCAGATTTACAAAATAGAAACAAAAGAATTTATCCGTTAGATATTTTAAGTAAGGAAGTTGAAAGGTATACCGAACAATATATTTCTACTGGTCGTGCCCTTGGAGAACTAGGTCACCCCGATGGTCCTAGTGTAAATCTAGATCGTGTCTCACATAAAATTATATCTCTTCGTTCTGAGGGGACAAATTTTATTGGTAAGGCACGTATCTTAGATACTCCAATGGGTAAAATTGCTAAGTCACTTCTTGATGAAGGAGTAAAGCTTGGTGTTTCTTCTAGAGGCATGGGTTCTTTAGAGGAAAAAAATGGTGTCAAATATGTTCGTGACGATTTTATGTTATCAACTGCTGCAGACATTGTAGCAGATCCTTCTGCTCCTGACGCATTTGTTCAAGGAATTATGGAAGGAAAGGAATGGATTTGGGATAATGGTATTTTAAAAGAGTACCAAGTAGCGGAATATCAAAAGTATATTTCAGAATCTACTCGAAGAGATCTAGAAGGCAGAAAGTTAAAAGCTTTTAACAGCTTCCTTTCAAACCTATAATTTGATAAATAATCATAGAATAATATAATTAGGAAAATTACGAGGAAAACTCAAATGTCAGATAAGTTAAACGAAAAGTTTGAGGAGCTTGTAACTGAATCAGGAATTATTGTTGAGGCGGGCGACCCAATGCCAACCGTTTCAGCTTCTGTAATTCCTGGTGGAGGCACGGGTTCCGATATGCCAGGTCAATCATCAACTGCAGTTAACGCTAAGGGTGGTGGTAAAGATCCTCAACCAACAGTAACTACAAAAGCTGTTGCACAATATCAGCAATCAATTACTGATTTGGGTGGTACTTCAACTACTCCTCATGAGCATGATGATGACGGCGAAGAAAATCCAGGCGCTAAGGCAGCTGCTCCTGTTGGAGCAAAAGCAGCTCAAAGTGATGGAACTGCTCAAACTGCTCATATTCATGACGCTGGAGAAATGGGTAGAACTGGCAGCATTGGTGTAGAAGTTGCTTATGGAACTCACACTGGTCCTAACGTTTCGTATCCAATCAAACCAGCATACGAAGAGATTGATTTATCTGGAGATGTCGCTGCTTTAACCGAAGGGGAAGATCTTTCGGAAGAATTTAAAGAAAAAGCAAAGACAATTTTTGAAGCCGCTGTGAGAGCAAAACTCGTAGAAGAAGCAGCAAAACTCAACGAAACTTTCGAAGCAATGGTTGCCGAAAAAGTTGAGGAAATTAAACTAGAACTTTCGGAAGAAGTAAACGGCACTCTAAATTATGCCGTTAATAGATGGCTTGAGGAAAATCAAGCAGCTATTGATCGTGGAGTACGTAATGAAATCACTGAAGATTTTATTATGGGACTTAAGAACCTCTTCCAAGAGCATTATATTAGCATCCCTGACGACAAAGTTGATGTTGTTGAGGGTATGGCCGACGAAATTCGTGAGATGGAACAGCGCCTCAATGAACAAATTGAGCGTAATATTGAATTAAATAGTCGTCTTGCTGAGTCAACTAGAGTCGTAATTCTGAATCAAATTTCGGAAGGACTTGCAGATACTCAAAAAGAAAAACTTTCTTCTTTAGCAGAAGGGATTAATTTTGAATCAGCAGATAAATTTGCTGAAGCAGTTAAAACTTTAAGGGAATCATATTTCCCTAATTCTACCATAAAGAATGAAGTTATAGACGAAACACCAGTAGATGGCGATGTAACACCAGCAATGGCTGCTTACCTCAATGCTATCGCTCGCTGGAAGTGAAATATAATAAATAATTATTAACCTAAACTTTTCCAAAACACTAGGAGACAAAAATGTTTAACGCATCTCAACTCCAGGAAAAGTGGTCACCTGTTCTAAATCACTCAGAAGCTCCTGCCATCCAGGACCGCTACAAACAGGCCGTTACCGCTGTTCTCCTGGAAAATCAAGAAAGAGCAATGAGAGAAGAGCGCGGCATCCTTAATGAGGTTGCTGTTAACTCACTAGGCGCCTCAACCATCGCACCCGCTGGTTCAGCTCTATCAACATCTAACACCGCTGGTCTTGCTGGTTTCGATCCAGTTCTAATCAGCCTAGTTCGTCGTGCTATGCCAAACCTAATGGCATATGACGTATGTGGTGTTCAACCAATGAGCGGTCCTAACGGACTTATCTTCGCAATGCGTTCACGCTACGAGAACCAAGCTGGAGAAGAGGCACTATTCAACGAGCCTGACACTGGTTTCTCATCATCTTATGATGCAACTACTGGCGCTTACACCCCAAGAACTGGTGCTGGTGTTGGTGGAGATTCTGAGGGTAACAACCCTTCTCTACTTAACGACGCTACTCCTGGCACCTATGAAGTTGCTCGTGGTATGAGCCGTGAAGATCTAGAAAAAATGGGCGAATCGGGTCGTCTGTTCCGCGAGATGTCATTCAGCATCGAGAAGACCTCTGTAACTGCAAAGTCCAGAGCACTCAAGGCTGAGTACACTCTAGAACTAGCACAAGACCTCAAGGCAATTCATGGTCTTGATGCTGAGCAAGAACTCGCTAATATTCTTTCAAGCGAAGTTCTCGCTGAAATCAACCGCGAAGTTGTTCGTACCGTTTATAGAGTTGCTAAGAAAGGTGCTCAGAACAACGTTGCTAACGCTGGCATCTTTGACCTCGACGTTGATTCCAACGGTCGTTGGTCAGTAGAGAAGTT